GCCACTACTCAAATATGCGACTCTTTGACTTGCATGAAGTCTTTTCATTCCTTCAGCTTGTCTATCAGCTTGATAGGCAGCTTGTTGCTTTGCAATCACCGCATTTCGTTCTTGAAGGGCTGCATTATACTCAACAACTTTAGCCTGTGCTTTTGCAGCTGTATATTGGGCGTAAGCCGAATAAGCTGTACCCGCAATCATCGCAATCAGCGCAATAGGATTCATATTATCTCTCCGACACAACTATTGAGTACATAGCTGCTAAGATCGTGCAAGGCATAGCAATATCATGTACAATATGTAATTCAAGTTCACGATCAGGGATATTTCTAATTAAAACTCTTTTATCTCCTGTAAATAAATCTACTTGCCCCATTGGCATGGATGGGGTTCTAAATAAGATCTGTTCTAAATTAGTTGCGGTAGTTCCTACCTTTAAACCATAAGTATCGACTAGTCTAAATGTAAGTCTTTCAAGACGCCGAGTCTTACCTTGTGAAGTACCTTCTTCAGTCTGTACTTCTGGATCAAGGGTAATAATTTTAGCTATATATGGCAATCCTACGTGAATAACTGATCCACTTCTGTCTAAACTTATTGCTCCTGATGTAACAACTCTATCAGGATGTGTAGTACCGTCGATAATAATTGAAACAGTCTCTCCTTCTAAATGATCAAGACCACTTAAACTATTAACTGGTGAACCTGAATAGGTTAAACCGGAATCTACAAAGTATGAATCTTCTGGAGCATCACCGCGTTCTTGATTAAATGGGTGCTCTAAAAATTCTACGTATTTAACAGTGCTACCATTAATTGTTCTTTCAACCACCATGTATAGTTGATCTTCAGATTCATCAATGCTAGGAATAGCTGCCAAACTTTTTACTTTTGTATCTGTTCCAGCAATAATATGTCGGCCCCAAGCAATTACGTCTTGTTCTCTTTCATAAGTAAGACAGCGTATTTCACCATTAGCTAATCTTGCCCACAATAAATTATCAGGGGTTTTTGTATAAGTAATTTCCTCAACAAAGCCAGATAAGATATGCTCAGCTATAATTGTTAAATCAGGGGTATTATACCCGTCACTTTCTAAAGTATAAGCCAGTTCTCTAACTTTAAGTCTATTACGATCGACAAAAAGTGTAGCTTTAGAAGCTCCAATAGGTCTTGCTGTAGAGCAACCATCCGTAGTTTCTCTAACAACTTTAACATTTGTAGGAGTTAAGGCTAAGTCATCACGACCTGACGACATTAAAAATGGCCCGTCAGATGTGCCTAATTGTAGGTTTTTAGCGCCATATAACCACCTAATAGCATTAACTTGATCACTAGCTAAAGTAAGAGTTAAAGCTGAATCATCTAAAACTGCTCCTGAAGCATCTGTTGGGCTAAATACGTCAAAATTTCCTGCTACCGAGCTAAAAACGGTATTTGGTCTTGATACTGTGTTGGCAGCAAAAAATCGTTCTTCATAAAAACCACATGTTGACGGCCAACCAGTAGTATTTGACCATGAGCCTAATCTCCAACTACTACTTGCAGTGGTGTTATCAAATGGAAAATCTGCAAAAACATTAGCAACAACGGTTGTTGTATTTGTGACAGAGGTAATTCTTGCTGATCCCCAAACTGACCCATGTAATATCCTAATATCCCTATCGACATCAGTACTTAAAAATCCCTGATTATTATTGATCCCTGTGGTTGAACTCGCAGTAATCGTAGTACTTCCCGTCTTATGAGACGGAGTTAAAGTTGTAGCCGTGGTATTTAATTTGTCATAAGGACCATCAATATTTTCAAAAAGATCTAAAGTCCAAGTGGTATGACTAGTTCTACTTAACGTTCTAGGGTGATAATTTGGGTGGAATAAATATAAAACATCAGCCGACTGAGTAAACTGGATGCCAAAAACATCTGTATGAAGATATGGTGATGAAATTTCATAAGGAGCCCCGCCACTTTCAATTTGACCTTCATCCTTATAAAACCTAATATACTGATCTCCAAACTCAATGATATAAGCCTGTATTGTACTAAAGACAAAAGGGAATAATCTAACGTTGTGTGCGGAATTTTTTACTTCCGCAACAAATCTAGTACCAGACCGCTTTGTTATACCACCGTGTGGAAAGAATATGAAATTTTCAGCGCGTTTTACACTGCTGGTATATTTACCAAGATCTACTCGACCTAGTAACTTTGGACTGATCTCTCCGCCGGTAAAGTTTGTCTGTATAGGCGTAACTTTAGGCATGATTACCTCGGAGGTGGACTTATATTAGTATTAGGTGTACCTAATCTAGAATCTATCCAATAATCAGCTTCAAGTAAATCTTGAGCATTTTCTTGAGCATCAACAAATCTAGCTTCACGAAGTTTAAGTTCGTACATACGCCACATTTCTTGCATAATTGAAGTGCTTTGCAATAATGGTTGAGCTAAATCTGCGGCTAGTCTAGCGCATAAGGCATCAACTAACAAAGAGTCGTATTTACTTACGTCTGTTTCAAGAGAAACATACCTGATATTCATTGAGTCATTATCAGATAATATAAAAGCGCCTTCAATCTGATAAGGAGTAGAAATTGTACCGGTATCCTCAATAGATAATAATCTTAGATAATCGGAAGGTATTACAAATTTATTCGCATAGCCATAAGCTGGGCTTACAACATCTTTTGGTAATGAAGCTCTTTTAATTAAACAATTCCAAGGATGCGACCTAAAAACGGCTGATCTAGTATCATCAAGTATGATATTAGCTACCGAAGCCGGTTTGTTATTATCAGATAAGGAAGTAACTGAATCTACTCCCAATAGAGCCAATGATCTATTTACTAATTCAATGTCTGATGTGGCCATGTCTTATCCTAAAAAGACCCCACCCGAAGATGGGGTCTTGGTCCTTCTTAGTCCACCACGTATAGAACGTAACCGTTCAATGTAGCAGCATCAGGTAAAGTACCGTCATTAACTTGAGCAGTAACAATAACTCCATCAGTTGATGAAATTTGATCATTACCTACTGAAGTTACACTACCTGCACCTGAGATATCAGTATTAGCACTGATAGCATCGGCGTCGGCAGCGGTAGTAGAACCATCAGAAAGAGCGGTATAAGCGCCATATCCGAGGTCTAGCGTACGTGAAGCACCAAAAGCTGAAAAAGCCACATAAACAGAAAGTACACGGATAGCTCCGGCTGGCAGTTTGACTAGATTAACATAGTCTCCTGCTGTGCCTGCACCGCTTTGTGTGTAGTCAAAAGCGGCTACACGTACACGGCCATGAGCATCGTGAACTGCGTTCATAACTGGAGGAACTGCTACGGTATTACCGTACTGAGTTGAATTTGTAGTAGCCATAATATCCTCCCTTATTCAGCGCACTTGATTTCGACGACTTTCTCTTCTTCCATTCGAGTTGCCCCGAAAGAAGCTGAGCAGTACACCTGAGTCGCGTTACGCTTATCACGACGAGGACCAATGTCTACATTAATGTCCATACCCATTGCGCACAATAGGCCAGACTTAGAGTAGCAAATTACTCGTCTGTGAGAGCTTGCGTCGGTATTCAGGAGTTCTGTTCGTACGAATTCAAAGCCCATAAAGGTATTGAGTTCACCGGCAACCAAAGCTTTAACTGAGTTGAAATCAGAACTTGTAACTTCAGTAGTCTTCAAGAGGTCTGTGACCTGCTTAGCAGTAACTATGATGACACGAGGATCTGATGGATCAACTTCGTTAGAGTCAAGGATTTCTTTTGCACGACGAAGTTTAGCAATGGTCAAACCAGAGTTAGCAGCACTACCACTCTCAACATAATCTACTGCAATTTGTTGAGAAGATGGGAAACTAACTGATGTTGCACCGGTTTTACCAGAGTAAGCAGTACCAAAAGCTGACTCGATGATAACCTGGTCCATCTTACGGCCAAGAGCAAAAGCAGCACTCTGAGCATAAGGTGAAGTAGGATCGATCAAGAGTCGGATTCTGTCTGTTCTGTCAATAAGATCAGCCCAGTCAAAATCTCGTAGAGAAACACGTCTACGATCATGTGGTACGTTTACTAGTGGGGTATCTTGATGTCGCCCCGTGACCTCGAGAGCAGAGGTAGCGCCAATCCGATCATAAAAGTCAAACTCAGCATTTTGAGATTCAACTCTTACATAAGGACGCAAACGCGAACCTTTCTGCTGAACGAGGTGCTCGACATTGCTTTTGTACTGTTGTACAAATGCGGTCGTAATTTGCACTGACATGTGCCTTACCTCCTTCTAAATGTAGGTTAAATTGCGCTTTGGCTACCCTTGCGGACCTCTGCTTCCCCTATTTATAGTCGCCGGGGCGTTTGACTCGGACGGTTGCCCGCTACCCAATTAAACCAGATTTTAGCGTATAAAATACGTTTAAAACACTATTTTTTCTTAGATTTACCAGCTTTTGAATAAGCTATGGCTACGGCTTGTTCCTTCTTATAACCTTCACCAATCAAGGTTCCGATATTCTTAGAAATTGTCTTTTTAGATGATCCACCTATTAATGGCATTAACTGGCCTCCATATCAGGATAAGCAAATTGAAATAAGTTCTGCATTTTTTCGATTGCTTCACGGTGTCCATCAATTTCCGTAGAAGAATACTGTTTCATAAAGACAGGGTCGCGCTGTAATCTAGCAATCTCTTGTCTAGCTGCATCTGGGGTTAAAGCAAAATTAGTAGCGCCCGCTCCATTGTTAATTGAACCCTCTGCCATCTTAGCCCCAATCTTAGCAAACATTTTGACAACAGTTGGATTATCACCCATGCCTGATTCTTCTAACCAGTTTAAGACTTCTTCACCGCCAAACTCTCTAGCTGCTCGTTGAGCAAGATCTACTTGTTGATTAAACGCTTTACCAAAGTCCCGTTCTAATTGATTTCGCCAACCTTCTCGTTCTGTCTCCCTTGAACTCTCAGATTGTTCAAAATCTGAAATAAGTTCTTGCATTAGACCAGTATGAATGGCATTTGCCTGAGAATTAGTTAAACCGGCCTTATGATAAACACTTAAAAGATTCTCTTTAAATTTATCAATGTTTTCATGTTGTGGCCAGTTTTCTGGATATTTAAGATCAGAGGTATTAATTTCATAAGTACCAGGTCGACCTAGTCTATCGTAAAAACTATTCCACTCGTCTTCGGTGGCGCCTTCTTGTGGGATGGCAACTTTATCCCTACCAATCATTTTTTGAGCATGGATATAAGATTTTGCTAAACCGCTTATATCTTTGATGTCGGCCAGACTTGGATCTGTTCTAAGACTT